TTACAATATTTATTGGTACAAGCATTACAGGAACTTTTAAAATTGCTACTGATGCAGATGGGGATACCATGTTTGGAGCTATCCGCGCTATTAGTGAAAATGGAAGTGCAGATGTTTTTCAAGCAGGCGCGAGCGACGACAATATCATAGCAGACGCTGACACGAAAGGAAGATTACAGGGTTCAGTTTATCACTGTACTCTTACGGGAAATCAGAAGTGGTTGATCGAAGCCAGTGTTACGACGACTGGAACACCAGTGTCTCCTTGGTCAACAAGTTGATGATAAAGAGGATTTAATGTCATATAGAAATAATAATTATAAAGAAGATTACGTTCGAAGACACAACATTAACAGTAAGAGACCAAGTAATGTTACTGTTATACCTAGAGAAAAAGAATATGTAGAAAAGACAATAAAAAGATTCATGCGTAAAGTAAAGAAATCTGGTATTGCTGATGAGTTTCGAAAGAGGCGTTTTTTCGAAAAGCCTTCAATTAAGAAGCGAAGAAAATCGAAACAAAGGGAAGCAAGACTACGCAAGCTACAAGCAAAAGGGCAAATTTAATCACCTATTTTAAAATGGGGGTTTTACTCTTTTTTTATACTATTTATTGATGAACGATTATTATGAGGATTTTTTTATGTCATCTTTACTTGATGAGGCAATTGTAGATGCAAAAGCTCTAAGAGAGGCAGTTCTGAAGAGTGCAGAGGCTTCTCTTTTAGAGACATACGCCCCCAAGATACAAGAAGCAGTAGAGCAAATGCTGGAGCAGGAAGATCCTCTTGCAGACCCTATGGCAATGGAACCTATGGCAAGCCCTCCCCAAGATGAGGAGGGTGAAGAGACAGAGGCCATGTTCGACCCTAAGGAAGACGAAGTGATGCCTGACGAGTTGGGCGAAGCAGCTTTTGATCCTGACGAAGAAGAAATAAGATTTGAAATCTCTGCTGGCGAACTGAAGGAGATGATGGAGTCAGCCTTGAGAGAAGTAGGGGAAGAAGATGGTGGTGAAGATAATGAATACGAATTCACTGCGGCCATAGATAAAACACTTGAAGACATGGGCAAGGGCTTGCCAGACCCTCTGGCAGAGTCAGAATCAGAGTTTGAAATTAACGAGGAGCTTATTCAAATCTTTGAACAAGAAGCTCCCAGCGGTACCACCGAGGATTATCGCACATGGTCCACCAGGGATCGCGCAGTGCCGATTTGTCGTGATATGCACGGTCTAGATGTTAAAGAGACCAAGGACCGAACTGGCCGGGACGTATGGACGTGCGATCCGTCTAAACCAATCGACACAGGGGACACAGGGGACACAGGCTCTCCAGAAGAATTGCCCAAAGATTTGCAAATCAAGGTTTATAAAGAAGGGCAATTAGACGAGCTAAATATCGAAGAAATTGTTGAAAGTCTTGTTGTTGATCTAATGCCAACAAAGAGCGGTTGGGCAGGCACACCAGAGTCTGTCATGCAGCACAATGAAGAGCTTGCAGCCGCTATGGCAGAGTCCGACGAGTACAAAGAACAAAAAAAAGAACTTTTAAAGGTTGGTAGGGAACTAGCTGAGTCTAACAAGAAGTTCCAAACTGTCAACTCTAAGTTGATGGAAACTGTTGAGACTCTCAAGCAGAAGCTTGATGAAGTTAACCTTGCTAACGCAAAACTACTTTATACGAACCGTATTTTGAGAAAGTCCTCCCTGAATGAGCGACAAAAGGAGACAATTGTCGAAGCTCTCTCTAATGCAGGTTCGGTAAACGAGGCGAAGGTTATTTTTGAAACCCTTCAAAGCGCGGTGGGTACATCTCAAAAGAGAAGTCCGCAATCACTAAGCGAAGCAGTTTCTAGACCTAGCACAATGTTACCGAGAAAGAAAGAACAAAATACTGATATCAATCCGTTCGCGGAAAGAATGAGAATTTTGGCAGGCATAAAAAATAAATAATTTAGGAGGATTTTAACATGTCTATTTTACAGAAATTGACTGAAGGCATCGTTAACCGCGACCTTGCAAAGGAAGGCGCGGCACTTCAGTCCAAGTGGGAGAGAACTGGTCTTTTGGAGGGCCTTACGGATGACCGTGAGCGTGCTTCCATGTCACGTTTGCTTGAGAATCAAGCTAAGGAGCTTCTTCGTGAGGTCTCCACTATGGCAGCTGGCGATGTTGAGGGCTTCGCTGCTGTAGCATTCCCTATCGTTCGTCGCGTGTTCGGTGGTCTTTTGGCCAACGACCTCGTTAGCGTTCAGCCGATGAGCTTGCCTTCGGGTCTCATCTTCTTCCTGGACTTTACCTATGCAAACGCACGTCATGGTCTTGAGACTTCTGGCTCTTCACTGTACGGTGGGGGCGTTGTTGGTAAGGGCATCCAGACGGGTGTCACTGACATCACTGAAGAGGGTGGTGGTTTCTACAACCTCGCTATGGCTTACTCTTCGCCAACTGGTTCTATTGCATTGGGTGATAACGGTACAACGAATGTTATCTCTGGTCCAATGGCCGATAACACCATCACTGACAAAGACGCCGCTGGTGTTTTAGGTGCTATTGGAGCTACGCCTGTTGCAGTTAGCGCTCTGACAGAAGCACAGAAAAAGCAGATTCGTTATGACGCTGATATTCTTGGCGGCAACACAAGTCGCAAGATCACTGCTTGTATCGTTAGACTGTCAACAGCCAACATGGCTTTGATTAAGGAGTCTTCGCAAGGACACACTGAAGTTCAGTTGTCTGCTATGAATCTTCTTGATGATGATTTGACCTCTTTGGCTGATGCAACTGGCGATCACACTGTTGTTCGTCGTCTTACCCACTTTGGCATGGCTGATGCGAGTGGTAATATCCTTGATGCAGCGAACCCAGAAGCAACTCTTGGTGATACTACTACACAGCACATCACCTTCTACGTTCTAGAGGGAGACACTGATGGCGATATGACCGCTGATTTTGCAGCTGATGTTACAATCACATTCCCAAGGTTCGACAACTTTGAGGCATCTACTGCTCTCGGCAGTGTTGCGGGTTCCGGTGATTGGCCGCTTGAGCTTGCTGGCAATCAGGCTACTGGCGATGCTGGTGACGGCACTGCTGCTGATGTCATCCCCGAGATCGATATCAAGGTGGATAGTATCGCTGTGACGGCTGTAACCAAGAAGCTCAAGGCCAAGTGGTCACCTGAGCTTGGCCAGGACCTTAACGCGTACCACAACCTTGACGCTGAGGTTGAGCTTACCTCGATCCTCTCCGAGCAGATTGCTCTTGAGATCGACCGTGAGATCGTGAACGATCTTATTCAGGGTGCTACCGCTGGTACGTACTACTGGTCGCGCTCTCCTGGCCTCTTTGTGAACCGCGCTACGGGTGCTGAGCTTGGTGCTACGGCAGCTGCTCCTGACTTCACTGGTACGGTTTCCGAGTGGTACGAGACCCTCATTGAGACCATCAACGATGTGTCCGCTCAGATCCATCGTAAGACGCTACGTGGCGGTGCAAACTTCCTCGTTACGTCTCCAGAGGTTGCTAACATCCTTGAGTTCACATCCGGCTTCCGCGCAAGCGTTACCGCTGATGCTGACCGTGGCACTGTTGGCGCTGTCAACGTTGGTTCCGTTTCGAAGAAGTTCGACGTTTACGTCGATCCTTACTTCCCACGTAACCTCATCCTCGTTGGTCGCAAGGGCTCCAGCTTCCTTGAGTCTGGCTACGTGTACGCTCCATACGTACCGCTCCAGGTGACGCCAACTATCTTTGGCACAGAGGACTTCGTACCTCGCAAGGGCGTCATGACACGCTACGCCAAGAAGATGGTACGTCCTGATATGTACGGCCTCGTTGTTGTCCGTGGTCTCCTCGGTGAGTCTGGCGCAAGCTGATAAGACCTAAAGTCTAAAAAGACTTGAGCCCTGCCCATAAAAAGGCAGGGCTTTTTTTTCTTTTACTTTTGTAACATACTATTTATAAGTGTGAATAGGGCAGGATGCCCCTTAAGACTATAATAATAGGAGATATAATTATGGCTAAATCAGGAAGAGCATTTGCCGATAGAAAGAAGATTCAGGCTATTGCAGCTGCAGAGACTTTGAGTGTAACAGTCGCTGATTGTGGAACTGTTTTTACATGCGCAGGCGGGAATGGAGTTTCTGCTATAACTTTGCCAACTATTGCTGACGCCGGTCCTGGGTGGTGGTGCAAGTTTGTCCTTATCGCTGACCAGGGGACTGGGGCCGTT